AATATTGAAACTCTATGACAGAGACTATTGACGGGCTTATTCGCACCTTTATCTTTACGAATCTTTTCATCTGTGTCTGTTGCTACGATAAGTTTATCCCCTAAAGACTTTCCAACTTTAAATAATTTTATATGGCCTGGATGAATAATATCAAAAGTGCCATTACACCATACTATTTTATTTCCCATACCACTCTTTTATTAATGTTTTCTGAGGGGTTGCATCTTTAACATTATTATCTAGTCCTTCAAGGTGCTTGTCAAATCTATTAATAATGTCAACTGTGTCAGGATACCAATAATTCTTTTTAGGTATGTCAGACATTAACTGTAATAACCATGCATGCCAATTAGTACCTCCAAAGAAAGAACTCTGAGTATCTCCTTGAAATACTCCTATGCTAGGATCTAATATTTGTTCTTCAAATATCTTTTGCATACCAGATTTATAATGAGACAGTCTCACATAATCCCAGAACTTACCTTTCCTTTCGCAATATGAATAGTGCATGTTTACATAATCCACAGCAGTTTCAAATGATGCTTTCATTCTTGAATTATACATGTCTGGCGAATATAATGGGTTATAGAAGCACCCATATATTGTCTCTTCAAGATATTCGCAACCTCTTATCATCAAAGCTAAACCAGTACTCTCCAATGGTTCTATAAATCCAGCACTTAATCCAATAGAAATAACATTACCATTCCAAAATTTTTCAGTGTATTGTGGTTTCCAATCCAAAAATCTCATATCATCTGGTTTAATTCTACCATTCCAGTGTTCTGAGAATGCTTGTGCTACAACATCTGGGTGAGTTATATTTCTATTGAAACAATATCCTGTTCCTATTCTGGATCTAGTTGGTATTCTCCACCTCCAACCATGTTCCATCGCCTGACAATCGGTGTATGGATGCATTTCTTTATCAGGATCTTCATATTTTACTCTGGCAGCAAGTGCAGAGTCTATGAATAATCTATCACTTAAATCAATATTATGATCTTTGCCAATTAGTAATTGATTCCAACCAGTGCAATCTATAAAAAGATCTGATGTTACTTCCGATCCATCTTCTAAAATTATTTTCTCAACATTATCATCAACTTTTACTACTGTTTTAACGTCTGATTGAATATAATTACACCACTGTTTGCAATTATCATGTAGGAATTTGACTAGTTTTCCACAATCAATTTGATAAGCATATGTGTCAGCAACATAATCTATCTCTATAGAATTATTCATTGCAGATCTGTATAGTGCAGATATATCTTTTATATCGTGTTCGTCTTGAAAGTTAGTCCATATATCGTATAGAGGCACTTTCTTATCACTGACACTTGTAAATCCAAAAGGGTGCCAAATAGTATTATCTTCTTTACCCCAGCCAGGAAATAATATCCCTGCCTTAAATGTTGCATCAATTCTATTCATCCAGTCTTCCACTCGGAATCCCATCTTTTGCATTACACTTGGGAAACTGAGAAGAGTTGCTTCTCCTACACCAACTCTTTCTGGTTCATACTTATCGATGATAGTTATATCTATTTTTTGACTCCATCTCCTTGCAAACCAAGATGCAGTAATCCATCCAGCAGTTCCTCCCCCTACTATAACAATCTTATGAACTTTCTTCATTAGTTCTTTATTTCGATCATGAGACCATACTCAGGCAAATAGAGATATTCTATCAAACTATTTGCAAGAGTCCTTAGAGCGTCGTCTAGGGTCTCTACAAGAGGTTCTCCTCCTAAGTTAAATGAAGTATTGAATATAATAGGACATTCTGTTTTCTCATAGAACTTTTTAATTATATTGTAGTAATTTGGATTGACTTCTTCTGTAACTGTTTGGATTCTACATGTGTCATCTACATGAATAATTGCTGGAATCTTCTCTTCAATTCCTTCTTGACATCTGACAGCATACATCATGAATGGAGTTTCATCCATACCACGAAGATCAAACCATTCATGTACATGTTCTTTCAATATTGATCCAGCAAAAGGCCTGAAATATTCACGACGTTTGATGGCATTGACATGATCTTTTCCTTTAGGATCTCTAGGATCATACATGATAGATCTGTTACCCAACGCACGAGGCCCTGATTCTGATTGACCTTGAAACAATGCAACAATATTCTTATTCATAATAAGATCTACTGCATCCTCATGATTTGCCTCAAAGATTCTTGTTGCCTTATAATAATTTGCTAAGTCTGTAATATATTCTTTATCATATTCATACTTAGGGCCATAATACAAATCCTTAATCTGTGGATGTACTTTTGTATTCTTACTGACTCTCTGATACTGTAGATATGCAGCACCAATCGCAGTTCCAGCATCATTACTAACTGGTTCTACAAATAGATTGATACCTTCATCTTTCAACTGTTCAAGATACCAGTAGTTTGCAACACAGTTCAATCCATATCCACCAGATAAGACAACATTTTTATTACCACTCATATCAACTGCCTTACGAATCAGATCTAAAACCATTTGTTCAGACTCAGTTTGAATGGCATATGCCATATCTCTACGACTTTGTAGTTTTGTTAGATCTGTTTTTTCATCTATGTCGGCAGGATCTCTAAGTTCCGTGAATCTGTTTTTATTTACAACTGCACCATTTGGATAAGTAGGTATAATCAAATCTCTATTGGTTGTGGCCCAATCACTCATACCATTATAATCGGTGTAGATATCAGGTATGTTAAGATTCTGACTTCCGTATGGGAATAGTCCCATAGTTTTACCAGCTTCAATAGGAGCCCATCCACAATACTGTGTAACTGCCTCATATGCTTTGACAATTCCAGCAGAATCATCTAACACCAATTCATGTGTTCCGTCTTCTTCTTCATAGAATTTAGAACTAAAGTTTGGTAATTTTACAGAAGCCCATGGCCCTCTACCAGCTTGATGTTTGTATAAGGTAGTAAATTTATCAGGGTATGCACAATCAATTATAGTTTCTAATTCCCATGTTATCGTATCCTCTCCTTCAATATGCATTGGAATAAATGTTCCAGCACCATCTACTATTACAGACACTGCACTCTTAAATCCAGATCTAAAGAAAGCACAAGATGAATGAAGTTTATGATGCATATGACTCATATCAATCACCTGTGGGTGTTTGTAGATATCAGCCTTTCTATCAATCAAGCCTAGTTTTCTTGCTAGACCTGTATACATATTTTCACCAGTAAAATCTATGCTGCCTGCTTGATCCAGTGGTTGTGTATGTGCAACCACAAGATAATCTAAGGTATCGGTATATTCCAATATCTTAATCATAGAAGCCAGAGGGCCTCCATCATATTTTTTTCTTGATAGTCTTTCTTCTTCTATTGAAAGAACAAGTTCACCATCTTTAAGTAAGCAAAGACCAGAGTTATGACCTCTAGCTATTGCAGCAATCCATTGTGTCATTATTTTTGTTCTATTTTTATACCTTGTCCATCTGATTTTAACAGATTTTTAATTTCTTGTTTGAATCCCTTGTTTGATTTTGGTTTTGGTTTGTCTGTAGTTGGTAAAGTGAAACTAGGTTTTGGAGCTCCAGTCATAGAAGGTAATGATGTATTTGTTGGAGACATCTGACCACCACCAGAAAGTTGGAAAGAATCCTGTTTTGGCATCTGAGGTTGTTGTTGAGGTGAACAAGATTGTTCTTGTTGTTGTACAGGGACGAATGTTCCAGTATATGCTCTTGGTTTACCTAATCTTTTCTTACATGAATCTACGATCTGTTTGATATGATCCTTAGTTAATTCCATTGCTTCATCATTGTACCTATCAACAACTTCATCCTGAGTAATTCTGATAGGTGCATATTCTCTACGACCATTTCCTACATCAATAATATCAAAGTCTTTATGATCAGGATAACTTATATTTTCTGGATATGTGGAACCAACAACCACAGTAGCAGTCTTATCAAGAGCTCTAGCAATGTGTTGACCCATACTATCACATCCTATAAAATGATCTGCAACATCAATCACAGCAGTCCATACTCTCATATCACTGATTTGTGGTCTGGCTATCTGATGTTTTGATGAGTTCTCATTTTCCTCAACTGGGAATTGATATTCACTCATTACGATTACTGCATAATCTTTTTTGAGTTGATTTATGATCTCACAAGCACCTACAAGAGACATACTTCTTGATGATGAGTCTGCCATAAATTCACCAACCTGTTCGATTGATCTACCAAACGGTTGAATTACTACAACTTTATCCTTCTTAGTTACAGACTTTACTTCTTCTACAATATTATATCCAGCAATAACCTCCATTTTGTTGAGGTTTATTGTAGGTGCAGGCAACTCTCTAGATTCTTCTAGACCGTTGATTGCAATATCATATGCCTGTGATAGATTACATTTTTGATTATAATATTCCCATACTCTATATGGTTCTGGACTCTCGCAGTCTCTTTGTTTTATATGTTCTTGGAAAAGATTTTTGTGCCAGTGATCATATACCTTATGATCTAGTTTTGGATGTCCTTTGAAGAAGTCTGTTCCACCCTCACACACAATAATAAAGTCGTCATGTGTCTCTGCATATTTCTCAAATGCAGGGATTGAACTTATTACTCTGCCTGCACCACCATTAACAAAAAACGCTTTCGATCTCATAGTTTTCATAATTCCTGTACTATATAGTCACATAAAGAATACCTGTGCCAGACGAGGATGTTCGGTAAACATTGTACGGTTAAGTATAGCTCCGTGAGTCTGTCGGGCTTCATATAACACCATTGTATTATATTTCATCTCAGTTGTAAACATTATATCTTTGTTTATGTCATAATCCATACCATATGGATCATCTTCTCTCCATTTGAAAAAATTAGTTCCTCCATCATATTCATTTGGTTTATTCAAATATACTAATGCCGCCCACTTAGAACCTACATTATCTTTATGGTGAGTATAACAGTAAACCGTCTTTGAGAATCTCTCGGTTATATCATCATGTGTAGTATGATTTACCATAAATTTCATCTTATCCCACTTCTCATTAAACTCATCGTCATCATATTCTAAATTATACCACTCTTTATGTTGACATAATTTACTGAATATTGGTTTGAGATTATCAATCATATCTTGCCTATCTTCTATAACTCTCTTTCCTACTAATCCACCACAATATTCTTTACCACCTTTCAGTTCACAAGATAGAGCGTAATCTCTTATCTCATCAGGGTTTCTGTAAAAATCATCTACAGTGAATACTTTCCTGTAAATATATCCCCAATCATTGCCTTTCCAATGATCATAGACTCTTTGAATATCAATAACATCTACTGGATTAACTTCAAACATTATTTTAGGTAATAAAAAAGATCCCCTAGAGGATCTTGAATTATTTTATATATAAAAGTTTGATTTACATATAAGGTGGTTTCCATGATTCGGCTTCTGTAGCAGTATCGTCTGGATCTTTTGGAGGATCAACATGTAATGGGTTCTGTGGGAACATCATATCTGCGATATTTGGATGTACACTTGCTGCAGCCATTTTAGCTGGAAGATCCCTTAACTGTTGACGATATGCTTTTAACTTAGTTTTCATATCATCAGGCATATCCTCTGCAAGCATTCCGTCAGAAGCTTCTAGTTCCTGATTTCTATGAGATCTAACCATATCCCAAGTCTTGTCTTGGTCAGCACCATTGATTTTTTCCTTAGCTGTAAATGCATTTATGGAAATATCATCAGGGCCAGCACTGCCTGGGTTTGAAACTGTGATACTTTCAAAGTCATAAATGTCATCTGGATATAAAACAGAACCATAAACAAACTGTTGGTATCCATCAGCAGTTAGATCTGGTGAGCCTGGGTGTACAACGTCAACAGACAAGTCACGACTCTCTTCCTTTTCGTCTACGACTGGGCCTCTGAGTTGACAGATCAAAGCATGCATATTTGATCTTGTGCAGTCTACCTCAAACCATTGAACTACGTCAACTGGTTTTGGACGACCATCTGCAATGTCGTCTTCTGTAAGTGGGCCATATTTTTCTTTTCCATCTGCACCAATTTGTAGATAGATTTTGTCTGGGCCGTCGTATGTTTGATCTCTCTGCTTACCATCACTAAATGAGTGGTCTACTAGAAAGCTGTTTGGCAGTGATAGTTGCCATCCATGTGAAATAATTTTTGTTGCCATTTTATGTTCGGATTTGTTCGGGTTTACTCCTTCGGCACTATTTATAAAAAAAGAGGGTCTATGACCCCCTTTTGAAATATTTTTTTGTTCGGTTTAGACGTAAGTGATCTTAACGAGTCCGCCTCCGCCAACTCCACCCTGACCACAACAACTACTTCCACAGTATGAAGTTGTAGCACCTTGTCCTCCATGTCCGTATGGTACAGTCCAGCATCCACAACGTGACCAACATTGTCTTACACCATAACTAACACCTAGAGTTCCGATAAATGGAGCACCAGTTGGAATAGCATCGTTGTTAAAGAAACAGTGACAGTTGAAACCGCCAGGTCTGTATGAAGTACCAGCGTGGTTACCCATCGCAAAGTCTCCACCCCATGCACCAGGCTGAACACAACATCTTTCAAATTGTGTGTAACAGTTAGATGGCCAAGAGTTAGTGTAACAACCTCTAGATCCTCCTAATGCACAAAAGTTAGAAAGGTTATATCCATTTACATAGGAAGCACATCCGTAGCATCCTGTACATTCCCTTGAACAACATCTATAAACTCCACCAGCACATACACTATATGAACATCCACCATTTGTACTAATAGTTTTTGTATTATAGAAACCTCCACCAGCACCAAACCAGTTTCCGCATCTACTACAGTTACATTGCCCGTGTCCATTTCCTCCAGCACCCCAAGCCTCAAACGTAATTCTAGTTACGTTAGTTGGGACACTCCAGTTGCAACAACAACCACTTGATCCCCAGCCGTTAGTGCCTCGAATCCATTTGACGCACCAGTTAGAAAAAGATCCAGCTTGAACCGCACTTGACGGAACAGTACCATCAACTATCCTCTCGTTAGATACCTGTTTATAGGATGAATAACTTGCCATTTCTTTTCCTTAGAAGTATGTAATTTTGACTAGACCGCCACCGCCAGTACCACCCTGACCGCAACATCTTCCACAATATGTAGACATAGCGTTCATTCCGCCGTGTCCATAAGGAACAATCCAGCAACCACAACGAATCCAACATTCTCTAATTGACTGATAAGCAGTCGTTCCAATTAACGGTGCAGAAGTAGGAGATTGACCATAGTGGAAACAGTGACACCAACCTCTGTATGTGTCATGTCTAGAGTTTGACCATGCAGATGAGTGGTTACCTATACCGAAGTCTCCTCCGTTGTTTCCAGGCGCTCTACAACATGGGTTGACAGATGCACAAGCAGTTGACCAACTTGGGTTAGCGTTTGCACGACATCCACCAATTGCACAGAAGTTAGATAAGTTGTATCCGTTCACATAAGATGAACAACCTACACATCCATAACACTCTCTAGAGAGACATGGATAAACACCAGCAGCACAAACACTGTAAGAACAACCAGCATTGGTTTGTATCATTTTAGTGTTATAGTATCCACCTTGAGCAGCTTGATAGTGATGACATCTGTTACATGAACATGCACCAGTACCATTTCCTCCAGCACCCCAAGCCTGAATCCACATATTTTGTACACCAGTTGGAACGCTCCAGTTGCAACAACAACCAGGCGAACACCTACACATGGTTCCGTAGACCCATTTTACACCGTAGGATGAGTTTGGTGATTCACTAAAACTCGATGCACTTAACGAATTACTCGCTAACTGATCTCCATTGACTTTCTTGTATGATGAATAACTTGCCATTACCTATCCTTTTAAACGTAAGTGATTCTTACCATTCCAGAGCCGCCTTGACCGCCCTGACCGCAACAACTACTACCACAATATGTAGACATTGCACTTTGACCACCAGCTGCATAAGGAGCAGTCCAGCAACCGCATCTCATCCAACATTGGTCTAACTGGTTCTCTGTACTTGATACCAAGAATGGAGCACCTGTTGAACAGTGGTTATTTACGTCACCAGTACAGTGACAGTTCCAGTGACCTGAGAAACCATCTTGGTGTCCCGCCATTGCGAAGTCTCCTCCCCAAGTTCCAGGCGATACACAACACCAGAAACTTGATGCACAAACAACTGACCAGTTACCATTTGTACAACCTCTTGCACCACCGTGAGCACAGAAGTTACTTAAATTATAACCATTAACGTATGAAGAACATCCGTTACATCCATTACACTCTCTGGAACAGCATCTATAAACCCCACCAGCACATACACTATAAGAACAACCTCCAGTTGTGGAAATTGTCTTTGTATTATATGTACCACCACCAGCACCTCTATAGTGAGCGCATCTGCTACATGAACATGCACCAGCTCCGTTACCACCAGCACCCCAGAGTTCAAAAGTTACCTTTTCTACTCCAGAAGGAACTTGCCAGTTGCAACAGCAACCAGGCGTACAGTAACATTGATGACCGAAGATATGTTTAACACAATACCTTGGTGCCACCCCGCTTTGAAGTTTGGCAACAGTTATTGAACTGCTACCAATCTGATCTGCACTTACTATTCGATATGATCTATAATTGGCCATTTACGATCCAGAAAATTGATTTAAAAAACATAATGTAAAGGATCTCAAATTAGATAGAGAAGATTCTCCAACCATATGAGTCTCCTGAGAACACTAAACTAAATGCAGCACTTTCAGTAGAAACCGTTAGGTTAGCAGAGTCACCTTGAATTGTCTTACCGTTACGAGATACGGTCAACGCATTACTGTCGAATGTCTTAGCAACGTCATAGAATGTAATTGTTGCACCTAAGTCAGGAGATGCAGGGAGTGTAGCAGTTATTCCACCACCGTTTGTATTACAGAAGTAGTTAACTCCAGCAACAGCATTGAAACTTGATGAAACTGTACTGTATGACTGAACACCTGGCTGAATCCATGCAGTTCCGTTGTAGTACTCAAGAGCACCCAATGTAGTGTTGAATCTTAAACAACCAGTGTTGAACTCATCATCAACGCCGCCAGGTCTTTGAGCGGTTGTACCTACAGGAGGTGTCATCGCTTTAGTACCCATTGAACCACGAGTTACGAATCCCTTAACCGCAAATTCTGTTGGACATGCACTGTTTGAGTTACCAGACATTGCAGGGTCAGCAGAGAATTCAGATATCGCCTCACCGACCTGACCTCCAAGAGAACCAAGTCTCAATTCTGTCAAACCAGATAAGTTGAACGCAGAAGCATC